TCCGTGTATTCAAAGTCATAAGGTAAAATTTATGAATGCTAGTCTATATTCAATCTCCAGCTATGAGTGTAAGAAGACGATCCCAATAGTAGATAGTGAAGGTTGTTATATTCTACCACATTTATATTATAATAATTATACTGATATTATGGCATGTACAAAGCACTTGCAAGCATACAAAACAATACTTAGACATTTTAATTTGAGTGATATTGTGAAATTCCTTTTGTATGTGAATAAAAAGAAACTTGTTAAAACGAGATTTATGATGGAATATTATTTTGAGAATCCATTAGATATTAATGTGTTGGCATTAAAAGAATACTATTTGGTGTTGCTGCTTCAGGTTGAAGAACATTATGCAGACATATACACGTATTTTCAGAAGGAAAAGAAGAAGGCTCTAGAATCAAGTATATATATTACAACGAAAGATGCTTATACATTAACGGATGGTCCCTCCATCTTTATAGCAAATGATGTAGAAAAGATTGGTAAATTCTGTTTGAAAACAGCTAATATTCCGGCAAGTGAGTTAGATAATATTCTTAAGAGTTTGAAGGTAAATGATAAATTGCAGAAGCAAATACGAACATTACAACAGCAAGATGAAGCGAAAATAGAAGGGAAAGAGAAAAAGAAAAAAGAAGAAAATAAGGAATTAGAGGGATTATATGCGCAAATTAAAACAATTCAACTTGACAAGCAATATGTGCCTAATAGTTTCTTGCATTTGAATAAATGGGGTCATGAAACGGCGAAATCACGTGCTTTTACGAGTGATATTTGCGAAGAAGATGTGGAGCGAATTGTTGCGCTGCCGATACAGGATATTTGGAAGATTTTGTTACTTATGGGAATTGGTGTATTTAAAGATCACGATTGCGTGATGTATGGTGAAATTATGAAGAAATTGGCAGCTACGCAGCGCTTGTATTTGATTATTGCGTCTTCAGATTATATTTATGGAACAAACTATCAATTTTGCCATGGTTATTTGGGAAAAGATTTGGGGGGTATCACACAAGAAAAGATTATTCAAGCGTTTGGTCGTGTTGGTCGATCGAATGCTATTCAAGATTATAGTATTCGATTGAGAGATGATACGATGATTGATAAGCTTCTGAAGCCTGCTGTCTATAAACCGGAAGTGGAGAATATGAACCGGTTGTTTGGTATTTAACGTCGTGTTCGATGTCTCCTTCTAGTACGTTTTTTACGTCGGTTTTTACGGCTTCTTCGCCGTCTTTTTTTATGACGCGTCCGCCGTCCCCGCCCTCGTCGACGGGTTTTCTTTCGCCTCCTTCTCCGCCGCCGCCGCCCACCCATAATGCTACACCGCCCATCCGCGGTCTTGACCTTGGCTGGCGCCTTAGACACATCGTCGGGGAGCTCCCGGGCAATCTTAGCCGCGCCCGCTAATCTTTTACTCTCCGCTGCCGCCGCCGCTGCTTTCGCCTCCGCCAAACACCCATCACTAATAGCGGCGGCTAGTTTTTTTAATATAATATTCAGATTTGCATGCATTTCTTTTAAAGCAGTCCTGCGTTCGTATCGCAATCGCGTTGCCTGCGCCCCGACAAGGTTCAGTGTGGCTGCTACTTCCCGCGTCTTTGCGGCATCATAAGGTGCCAACGACTCTTTATAAAACCTTACAATCTGGGATAATTTTCCAAAGAAATTTTGAACTGATACTTCCCCACCTGCGCCACCCTCGTCGCCATCACCGCCGCCCTCATCGCCACCACCTCCACCACTCTCATCGTCGGCCATCTGACCAATATCATCGTGACATGAGGCATAAAATGAATCTTGTTCTTCTGGGAGCGCCTCGTCCAAATCGTCATTCCATGGACAATCGGGATATGTCATATCCCATATATTTTCTAATATTTCCTTTTGTTCTGTATTTAAATGTAAGCAGCTAATTGTATTTGTAATGCCCCCACCTTTTTGTGTATACAACTTGTGGGCTACTGGTTTGATGTCAATCTTAATGCCAGATGGCGGCTTACTTTCTAGTTTTGCCCGAATAGTAAAATACTGATTAAACCCATCATCTTTCTTTATGCAAAATAAAATGCTTACAGCTGCGATTTTGACGACTAATATTTCGATTTCTTCGCCATCGGGCACATATTTAGATAAATCAGGTGTCTCAAACTTTTCGGAAATGGAAGTAGTTAATACAATAGGATTTTCCCTATACCCCACCGCCGCCATCTCCTTTTTAAATTTTGTAAATTTCCCTATATAGTTTAAAAAAGAAGTAGATTTAATATAAGGCACGTTTGGCTTACCCATTTGAATATTATTATGTGTAAATTGAAATAATCCACCAATGATCTTTCTTGCCAAATCATTGGACAAAGTAGTTGTAAAACTTTTTCCGTCATCCGTGACGACAACGCCGTCTGGTGCGCTTGGTCCCCATATATCCAGCATTGTTTTCCAAATGACATCGCGAACGCCACTTAGCGCGTCTAACTTACCCTTTGTGAGTGCTAGTGCCAACGTTCGGTCTTTGCCCTTAGTGTTATTTTCTATTACGTCCGTTACAAGCTTCGCCCATACTGCCTTTGCTTTTTTTTTGGTGAGCTTATTGAAGTACTTCTCCATATCGCGTTTGAGCCAGGTAGTATAGGGTCCCTTAATTCCTTCCTCGACTACACAAGCCGGGCCGCTGCGCGTCTTCTGGCTAGTACATGGACAATGCTTCGTTTTATCAGCTAAATTGTTACCACCAATAACTATATAATAAAATGCACAAATGCCACCATTATACATTGTAATATCAGCCTTACCAAACGTCGCTTTTAAACTTACACCTAAGATAAATTCTTTTCCGGTAGAATTTTCTACAAGAAGCAATGTATCTGCGGGATTATTATTATGTGTCTCGGCTTTTCCACATAATTCGCAAAATTTCACAAAAGATGCTTCTCTCGGCGTCCAGCCTGCCTTGCGTATAAATAATGGTTCGGTGGGCGTGAAAGGTTCTCCCCACCCACTGGGAAATTCTAAATTTTCATTCGGGACTGCGAGTTGTTGTTTTAATGCCTCGGCGGCCTTTATAGCTTGTTGAACTTTAATATCGATTTTAAATTCATCCACTTTAGGCGTACCAAGCGCTATTCTAATTGCGTTGTTAAGACTTTCACGAAGATGCTCACCATTATCAAGCATATTTTTATCTGGTGCCAAAAAAACGTCATTTTCTGTATCGCATGTGAGACCGAAATTATTAGCCCCCAAAGGTAATTTTTCGGCTGCAATAAAATAGACTTCCTCGGCATCTTTTGCTATGGGCTGATTACCACAAGCTAATGTAAATGCCATCTCATTAATATCTGCTAAAATTTTAGTTGCCATTACTATAATACTAGATAAATAAAGTATTAGAATATTATATGCCACAGAACACGCGTGTATATCGATGTGTGCATAGATTAAAGAAGAAGTATGGGTTATCAGGTGCGATAGGAATATGTCAAAAGGCGACTAAACAATCTTATATGACCGGACGCACGTTAAAAAAACGGCGGAGGAGGACGCGGCGGCGGAGAACGCGTAAAAAAAGGTACCGGCGGCGGCGGCGGCGGCGGCGACGTGTTAAGTAATGCAACCTTTTCTACAAAATTATATCATGAAATTACTATTTTCACGATATAATGGAAATTAATCTTTTCACCGACCGCCCCGGAGACGAAGAACCAAATGGAGTGTTGACTCCTTCTGAATGTTATAGTCGCTCAGTGTGCGTCCATCCTCAAGTTGCTTGCCAGCAAAGATAAGACGTTGCTGATCAGGAGGAATTCCCTCCTTATCCTGAATCTTAGTCTTAACATTTTCAATAGTGTCCGAAGCTTCCACCTCGAGGGTGATCGTCTTGCCTGTAAGTGTCTTCACGAAAATCTGCATCTTTGCTATAAGTTACTATTATATTTTTAAATCAATTTTAATAATATTTCTGTCTTGAAGAATGTAACGGAAGAATACCTAAATAGTACTTGGTGGTAGACTATAACGTTAAGTAGGGCAATATAGTGGACCTGGCGGTGGCGCGGGACCGGGCGGGTAGTGGTGGGGTTGATAGCCGGGGTAGTATGGAGGGGGTTCTGGTTTGCAGTTTCCATCGCAATTGGATGTCCAGTATGTTCCGGTTGCGCGTGGAACTTGTGTGCAGTATCCCTCTAAACAATCGTAGGATAGATATGGTGGTCCTTGTCCTGCGCCGCCGGGTGGTGGGGGAACTTGTGGTTTAGTTTTGGGGGGCGGGCATGATGGGTTAAAGGCATCACTACTTTGGATAACATCGGCTCCGGGTCCTGAATACCCTTCGACTAAAGGTTTGTGATGCTTATGGTGACTATTCTCGCGCTTCTGGTGACGTTCATCGTGGCGGCGTTCGCGCACGCGATGTTTTACTTCTTTATTCCAGCTGGATCCGCGATGTTGTGACGAATGATGTCCATGCGACCGCCTCCGTGGTGGTGCCCATGAATCTGGTTCGCAGCCTAACTCACCATATTCACATTCTCTATATGGGCTACGGCGGAATGTATAATATTTGGGGCGTGGAGCGAAAGTCATAAATAATATAATTACAATGAGTAAGATAATGACAATATGATTGATGTTCATATAATAATTATCTAGAGAAAAAAATAGAAAGGATGATAAAAACAACGAGAATCATAACAATCAATTCGCGCGGCTTGCGAACGTAGATCCGCTGCCCAAATATCCGCATATCACCAGTGCTTTCTGCTGTGCGTTCCTGGTATTTTCTTTTTGCATAGTAATATGTATCAAATAATGCGGCAATAATACTAAAAAAGAGTGCGAAACCTAATATTGCATTCATAATATATAACTTAGTTAGAAATTATTTCTCCTCAAGGATGCCAGTGGCGCCTACGTCTAAAGCGCGGACGCCAGCCAGCGCCGGGTCCCACGCGCGGAAGATATCCGAAGCCGGGCGGCCGAAGTACAACCACATTACTTGTTGGCTGTGACTTATGAGAGAATAGAACATATACAAAAAGCGCGAGCAAGCCGATAGTTAAAATAAGATTGCTATTTTCAGTCATATATAAAGTATGAAGATTAAATGTTGCATCATACTTTAAAGAAGTATAAATAATAAAAACGATTTAGTTCGAGTAGGCAAGCCCGCCCATTCCGCTCATCACGCGGAGCACATTGTAGTTAGTGGCGTACACGCGAACCTTGGCAGTGTCATCTCCTCCGATGGTGTCGTTGGAGAGAACAAGCTGGAGGGTGGCGTTGTCAATGCGCGAGAAGTTGCAAGTGCCGCTCGGCTGGTGCTCCTCCGGGCGGAGGGCGAACGAGTAAACGTTGATACCAGTGTCCGGCGAGCGGGTGTGGTGTTGGTACGGTTGCACCAAATCGAAGTAGGTTCCTTCGCGCTCCGAGAAGCGGTCCTGCCCGTTGAGCTGGAGCTTGGCGGTAACCACTGGGTTCTGTCCCCAGCAGTGCATGCAGAGAGCGGTCTCGGCAAGGACGAAGGCGCCCGAGTCCGAAACAAGCGACTCGACGCCGCTGCCGCTGCCGAGCGGGGCACCGCTGGTGGGCATCCAGCCATCGGCGTACGACGCCGAAGGCCACGCGACGTCGAGCACGCCGAAGCGGTCTTCAGCTGCACCAGGGTCGACGAAAAGTCCGCTGACGATGAACTCGCCACGTCCGGCGGCGCCGGGTCCGCTGAAGGCGTGGTACGCGTTCGGGAGCGCGTCAATGCAGTCAGTGTAGTTGAATGGCTGCACACCGAGCGCCTTGTACAACTGCTCACCGGTCTCGTACTGCTTGCAGCAGTCCACGAAGTAATCCTTCTGGACAGTGAAGACAAGCTCCTTGCACGGGTGGTTGAAGTTAAGCTTGATCTTGTTGCTCGACGATCCGACCGACTCAGCACCAGTGAACTGGAGCTGCTCGATGAGGTACTCGTGCGGGTTCTGTGCCATGCGGCGGCGCTCGTCGGTGTCAAGGAAGACGTAGTCGACGTAGAGCGAGGCAGCGACGAGCGACTTGGTGTAAGCGCCCAAAGTGGTCTTGTTGCTGGTGCCAGCGACACCTTGACCATGGAGGCTGTCCACAGCCCACAAGAGGCAGTCAAGTCCGTTCAACTCGAGGTTAATCTTGACCTCGTGGTACTGGAGGGCAATCAAAGGAAGCGCGAGACCCGGGTTGCGGCAGAACCAGAACTGGAGCGGCACGTAAAGGGTGGTCTCCGGAAGCGAGCAGCGCGGGGTGCACACGTTGCACGGGGCGTTAGTGTCGCACGGGGTGTTCACAGTCGAGAACGACGGGTCAGTCAAGTAGGTAAGGGCAGTGGTCTGTCCAACCATCTTCTTGTAACCACGCTCCTGCTCGGCGGTCATGGTGAGCTGGTTCCAGAGGTGCATCCAGTCGCCGTACTGGCGGTCAATGCGCTGACCACCAATCTCAACCTCTACGTAGTCGATCATGTTGATACCCGGGTAGTCAATCCAGCGTGCCCATGCGGCGTCACGAGCCGAACCCTGAAGGTTGGGGTCGCCTGGGCATGCGTTGATCTGCGGGAGCACCACCTGAAGGTAGGTGCGGTAGGCAAGGTCACCATTGCGGGAGATGGTGCATTGCACACGGCGACCGAAGTCGGCCTGGCCATTGAAAGTCTGCTCGATCGATTCCATGGCGAACTTGGTGTGGCGGCGGTACGTCACTTTCCAGAAAGTTATCTGTGGATTGCCCGTAAGATAGACATCTTGGGCACCGTAAGCTACAAGTTGCATCAATCCTCCTCCCATAGTGTTATAATATTGCTAAAGAAAAAAAAATTGTGAGAAAGTTTTTTTTCATTAATTATTAATTATTTTATTTAAATCAAGATTGCTTAGCATAAATCGTTTCAGATATGAATCAAGATAAACTTCTTTCTGACCATTGTGGTTTTTGCTAAAAACATAACAATTCTCTTTCTTTTTAATAGTCCATCCATTTTCTAAGGCATTAAATAAAAATGCCATTTTTTGTAATTGAACCATGTTAATTCTTAAATCAGTTGGGGGGTCAATGGTTGCCATTAATGTTCACTTAGAAAAAGCAGAAATCTTATTAAACTTATTTATTTACATATTTAATAATTAAAAAAGTAGTAATTATATGTAATATGCCTCATTTTAAACCAAAAGCTTCCAAGAAATTCAAAGTAAATAAAAAGATGTCTGCCACCATAGATAGCCAACATCATGAAAAGATGAATTATTTTGAGACGATACAACGTAGTAGAATTCCCGAGCTACGAAAAAAAAGAGTTGAATTAAAAAAAAAACTTAAAAATTGTCTCAAGATAGAAGATCGTTACAACATAGAGGACCAATTAATCGATATAACAAAAGAGATTAAACAACATAAAAATGCAAAAAAAGAATATTTACTCTTGTTGAAGAAAGAATGCAATATTTTTTTCTTACTATTTCCTTCCGATATCTCTCTCTTTTTTTCAAAATAATCAAAAATATAGCCAGAGTTTTTAAGTAAATATTCTTTTTTTGTATTTTTATGTTGTTTAATCTCTTTTGTTATATCGATTAATTGGTCCTCTATGTTGTAACGATC